GCGGGCGCTGATCAGGCGCAAGGGCCACAAGCCGATCTGCAAGACGCATCCTACCAAAGCGGCCGCGCTGGCCTGGGCGCGCAAGATCGAGGCGCAGCTCGACGCGGGGGGTGAGGTCGAGTCCGATCGCGTCACCGTCGGGGAGCTGATCGACGCCTACCGCAAGCTGCGGGCGGGGTCTCGGCCGATCCTGGACGACAGCAACGAGCACTACATGCTCAAGGTGCTGCAGCGGCTGCTGGGGGCCACGGATGCCAGGCGGCTGACGACCGAGGATCTTGTCGCCTTCTGCGCCCAGCGGCGCGACGAGGGCGCTGGACCGTACACCTGCAACATGGACATTTCCAAGCTATCGACCGTGCTGCGCTACACCGCCAGCGCCAAGGGGCTGGTGCTGCCGGACGCCGTTGGCCAGGCGCGGCCGTTGCTCAAGCACTTGGGGCACATCGGCGATGGTGGCCGGCGGGAGCGCAGGCCGACCGAGGACGAGCTGCACCGCCTGGTGGCGCAGATCACCGAGCGGCGCGGCGCGGTTTATGCGGATGCGGTGTTGTTCCTAGTTGCCACTGCGATGCGGCGCGGGGAGGCGTGCGGGCTGCTGTGGTCGGATGTGGACCACGACAAGCGCCTGGTGCTGATCCGGGACCGGAAAGACCCGCGCAAGAAGGCGGGCAATGACCAGTGGGTTCCACTGCTGCCGGATGCGTGGGAGGTGGTGCAGCGACAGCCAGAGCCGCGTGGGGATCGGCTGTTTCCGGTCGAGCCTGGCACGCTGTCGAAGTACTTTCTGGAGGCGTGCCGGGCGCTGTCGATCCCGGATCTCAGGCTGCACGACATGCGCCATGAGGGGGCCTCGAAGCTGTTCGAGGCTGGGTACGAGATTCAGCAGGTCGCCCTGGTCACGGGGCACAAGCAGTGGGACACGCTCAAGCGGTACACGCAGCTCAAGCCCGAGGATCTGCACCGGGAGGGGCTGCAGGGTTTGGTGGGTAAACCCTGCAAGTGACTGCTATCTGACGTTAGGCGTCTTCAAAACGGGATCACGTCGCACGCTTCGTGGTTCCCAAATCTGCGCCCACAGTCGGGGCACTTCCCCGGCCACCAGCGGCGCCACAGCCACCACCAGGCCCACTGCTTTGCGCGGTAGTGGCGCGTATCTCCAATGCGGTCTGCATAGTCAGTGTCAGGCGCCCCGCAACGCTTGCACGGCACCACGTAGTTCGGCGCAAGCTCGCACGGGTGTTCGTAGTCGGGCTGGCAGCCATGCCACCAGCACGCAAGACGCCTAACACCGCGTTGGAGCGGACCCACAACGGCCCGGCTACTCTGTGCCATTTGCATACTCCTGCGCGGGCCGTTGCGGTCCGCTCAACTCCACGTTCGGCCTCACGCGCTCACCGTTGCGCCCAACTCCTGCCACAAGTGGTCGGCGCTCTCGGCGGCCACCTGCTCCCAGCGCAGCAGCGCGGCTTCGAGTTGCGGCTTTGTGATCTTCAGCGTGTCCATATCGGTCCTTCGGTAGTTGCGCACCGGGTGCGGTGCAGGTGGTGCCGGCGGCCTGGGGTAGGGCGGCGGCAGGTTGGTTAGGCCGAACTGGCGGGTCAAGCGGACCGCTTACCCTTGTCGTCACGCTGCAGAACCTCGCGTGAGGTCGTCACTACATCGGACGTACCGCCGTTCTGCACCTTGGCGTATTCCATGATGAGCGCGTGCAGCGAATCGGCGGCGGGCATCGATTTGCCGTCATCGTCCAGCAGTGCTCCATCGAAGCAGCGGCGGCCTGCATTGTTCAGGATCATCCCGATCAGGTTGATCTTCATGCCGCCGTCTCCCGCATCGTGTCAAAGTGCTGCGCGACATCCCGAAAATCCGCCCACCGCTTGCCCTGGTCCACGTACGTCTTGACGGGGCATGTGCCCGCGCTGACTTGGTTGTAGAGGGTCGTCGGCTTGATCCCCAGCAAGTCGGCGAGCTGCTGGGTGTTGAGGCGGGGGCCATACCGATCGAACACCATGGCTTGGGTCATGATGCTGCTCACGGTGACACCGCCTTCCCTGCCCGTGGTTTCCTCGCCCGCAGATCCACATGCCGACAGGAATCGGCACTGCGTCGATAGTCTGGGTCGCCCATGGCGCCCATCAGGTTGATGTGCCCGGAGACATCGCGGGCCAGGTCATCGGGCCGCAGTTCGGCCAGCCCACGCACGACCGCAATCAGCGCAGCTTGGGCGCAATCAGCGACGTTGCGCAGCGCGTCAATCGTCTGGTCCTGCTGCGACATGCGCTCTAGCGCGTCACCCTGCAACAGGCCCCACGCCATTTCCTTGCGGCGCAGGTGGTCTAGTTCGGTTTCGCCCTCGCGGCGTTGCGTGACTGTCATGCCGCACACGCAATCTGCACATCAGCAAAAAATGCCGCTGCGTCATCTGGTGAGCAAAGAAACTCACAGGCCCAATGGGCCACCTTTTTGTTTTGTCTGATGCATACCGATCCAATCGGAGATGCAGAAAACATTTCAGCCGGAATTATGTACATGTCGTACCCCGCAGATAGTGTTTGCCCAGCAAGAGCCGCGATCAGAACGTAATAATCGGCGCCGTATCCTCTGGCTGGCATTGCGTTGAGCGTGAATATCCAGCCACCACTTTTCCTTATCGAAGACGCTTTAACGTCCACTCTGTTACTTCCTGCAAGAAAATCAAATCCAGGGTGCTGACGCTCATTCGTGTTCATTTGCTTGGCATTCGGTACCAGCCTCTGAAACTCAACTTCAGCAAGCGCACCGAGCTTTTGCCCAGCAGATCCGAATTTCAGCCGATCAGATACCAGCATCGCCCCTGACATTTTCAGCAGCTTGAATCCAAGTAAAGTGCTAATACCGGCCTCTGCTGCGGCTGCACGCATGTCGCCTGAGGCTGCATAGTGGTCAAAGAACTTTTGCCGACTCATCGCTCACCCCCTACACACATCGCCTCGCACGCCTCGGCGCAGGCCACCACCACCTCGTGCGGCGCTGTGCGCATCACCGAGTCGATGATGGCGGCGCAGTACGCCAGGCGCAGCGAGATTGCCGGCGTCAGCATGATCGTGCCGTGTGCAGCCCACTCCTGGGCGAGCTGCAGGGCGTCGTCGATGTGCGGGACCATCTCGTCCACGCCATAGCCGATGAGCTGCGTGACCGCGCTGGCGGTGTTGATCGCCTCGACCCACTCGCGCAGGGCCTGCGGGGCGGTGGCTGGGTTGTGCAGGCGCACCAGGATGACTTCGTGCGCCTCGCGCAGGGCGGTGATCGTTTCGGCCGGCACGCTGGGCACGAGGCCGAACTGGTGGGTTCGGGGTGGAGTCAGCGCGGTGCGGGCGGCAATGGTCAAGGTTGTGGGAGTCATGCGGCTGCTGCCTCGGTGTCAAAGTCGCTGAGGGCCTTGGTGCCGTCGTGGAGTGCTTCCGCCAGCCATCTCGGCTTCATCCCCCTGCCGGTCCACGTCTGCCCGGTGGTGGGGCACTGGTAGCGCGCTGACGGTGTTTTGCGGGTCGGTCGCTCGGTGGTGGATTGCTTGGTGAGCTGGCCGGCTTCGTATCGCGCTTCGGCGGTGGGAGTTGGGCGGGCGCTTGCGCCCGCATCGTCGGTCTGGTCACGACCCGTCAGGGGCGTTTCGTCAATCACTTCTTCACCAGCCGTCAGGCTGGTTTGGTCTTCGGCTTCCGCGCCATCGGCGCGGCTGGACTGGTCCCCCTCCCCCCCGAGGTAGCGCGTGTGCAGTTGCGTCAGCAGGGTCACGCAGCGGTCGCTGGGCAGTTCGTCGGCCATTGTCGAGATCGCCAGCGCGGTGCAGGTCAGCGCCAACCGGTTTTCTGGCCAGCGCGTGATTTCGTCGAGGATTGCTCCCGGACCAGCTCGATGGGATGGCAGGCCCGTCAGCGCCCTGGCCTCGTCGCCCACGTTGATTGCCAGCGCAGCACAGACCAAGATCAGGTCAGCACGGGACGGTGGCCAGCCACGACCGAACAGCACAGCTCGCATGATCTCGTTGCGCATCGTTTCCCGTGCCCCCTCCGCCCCCTCGTGCGCGAGCGTCTTCGGCTCTTGGTCGGACGTGTCTCTCGGCGTCGCTACCGTCGTTTCCTTTTCCACCCCCTCCCCCCCTTCGTTGGCGGGTACGGCCGCAGGGGTGGGGGTGGCTAGGTAGATCAGGCGCAACATGGCCGAGTAGCCGGCCTTGGTCACAGCCGTTCCGTGTAACCCGGTTACAGTGTCCGGCCACGCGATGCAGTGGGCGCGCATGTCCGGATCGATACCGATCGCCCTGGCCGTGTTGTCGCGATAGTCGCTGATCAGTGGGTACCAAGCCCCGAACTCAGGCGCGGCATCGAGGACCGTCCAGCCGTTGTCGGCCAGGTTGCCCAGCTCGCGCTGGGTGTGGGCCGCGAGCTTGGCGGTGTAGCAGGTGCGGTCCGTGCAGACGTCTGCACCGAGCTGCTCCAGCACCTGATCGCCCATCCGGTTTGACAGCCGTGGGCAGTGCAGGCAGGCCCCTGCGCTGTCGATCAGCGCGTGCAGATCAATGTTGAACGGTGCGTCTCGGATCGAGTGCAGCAGCTTCGCGCCACGCAGATTGGCACGGGCTGCGCGCACTGGCAGGGCCATGCGCTCGCCGGTCTCCAGCCTGTGCATGACCAGTTCGAGCGCCTGGTCATGCACCGTTGACGGGATCGCGCAGATCAGGAGCGCAATGTCACTGCCGATCAGGCCATCGGCCAGCGCCTTGCGGGCACTGCCGGTGAGCTGTAGCAGTTGGATGCGGGCGAGTACGTGGCGCACGCTGACGCCGAGCGTGTCTGCGATCTGCTTCGGGGTCTGTCCGTGCTGATCGCGCAGGGCGGCGTAAGCGCGGCCCTCGTCGAGCGGGCTCACGTCCTCGCGCTGGAGGTTCTCGACGATCTGGACTTGCAGTACCTGCAGGTCCGACATGGGGCGGATGATCGCGGGGATGGACTCCAGCTCGGCCATGCGCGCAGCGCGCACGCGGCGGTGGCCGGCGATGATCTCCAGATCTTCGGCTGGGTCTGCTCCGATGGGCTGCTGCGTGATCGGGCGGCAGATGATCGGCTGCAGCACGCCTTGCTGGCGGATGCTGTCGGCCAGCTCGTCGAGGCCGTGGTACTCGGTGCGCGGCTGGCTAGGGCTGTCGGCCAGCCGGTGCAGCTCGATCGTGAACACGTCGTGGGTGTTGGACATGGTGGGCCTCAGGCGATGCGCTGGATCAGGATCTCTTCGCCCGAGACGCTGGCGCGGAAGCGGATCGACCTGTTGGCATGGCGCTTGTGCCACGACTCGATGCCAGCTTTGGCCGCGCCTCCCATGGCCTTTGGGAGTCGGATCGTCGCCACCTCGCCTTCGACCACGCTGATCGGCTGGTCTGCAAGGTGGTCAAGGACTGGATCCCACTTGTACCCGGAGACCGCGAGGCGGCAGGCCAGCGGTTCGAACGTGATCTTCATGGTGCCGAAGCCTGGGACTGTCACTGACGTGGCATTCGTGCCTCGGGCGGCGGGCGCGGCAGATTTTGTAGGGGCGGGCATGGTGGGCTTCGGTGTCGGTGTCGGGGTGGGCGCTGGTGCGGGCGCTGGAACTGCTGGTGCGGTTGCGGTCGATGTGGTTGGCGTCAGCTCTTCTTCCAGGCAGCGTTTCGCGGTCTTGATGTCGCCGAGCATGTACAGGCCACCGTTGCGGACGATGGCGCCGACAGTGCGTGCCTTCTCCAGTTGCTTCGGGATGCTGTTGATCTGGGCGCCGTACTTGGTCACCAGATCGGCCTGATCGAGTGCTTCGTCGGGGTTTTTGATGAAAAATGACATGACGCTGTGGGCGAGCGAGCCAGTGCGGACGGTGTAGGGCGTGGTGGTGGTCATGGGGTGGTCTCGGTGTATCGAGTGGGGGTGATGTGCTCGGTGATGTCGGTGATGCCGCGGAGGTGCAGGTACTGGTCAGCCGGTGTCCGCTGCTGTTGGACGTGGGTGGCCCAGACCGTGACCTGCTGGCCTGCGCGCATTCGGTGGGCCTTGGCGCTGGCTGCGATCAGGGCGGCGGGGGTCGGGTCGATGCGCTGGCTGGCGCGCCATGTCATCGCGTCCGGTCCCTGGCTGATGTGGACCGTCAGCAGGGCGTGGCCCTGGGTCGTGCGGCGGTACTCGGCGTCCGTGGTCAGGGTGCCGGTGATGCGGATCTGCCTGGCTGGGCATGGCGCGGTGCTGGGCCTGGGCGGTGGCTGCCAGCGGGTGATGCGTGGGGCTGGTGGTCCAGCCGGTGAGGGTGGTGGTGTCGGCATGGCGGCTGCGAGGTAGGGCGATGGTCCAGAGCAGCGCGGCGAACAACTCGACCAGCAGCGCGGTGAGCATCTGCATGGCGGGCTGGATGCGTTCGGCGGGCAGGCCGGTGAGCGTGGCCAGCGCGGCGGCGCCGGGGTCGAGCGAGGCGTCGGCGCGGCGCGTGTCGTGCTGCTGGGCTTCGGTGGTGAGGCGCTCGCAGATGTCGGCGGCGCGGCGGGCGGCAGACAGTTCGGCTGCCAGTGCCTGCACGCTGGCATCGGCGCTGCTGGCTGCGGCGCGGGCGCTGCTGCATCGGCCTGGGGTGGTGGCTTCGCAGCGGGTGAGGGCGGCCGTGGCGCGGGCGCTGCGGGCGGTGGCGCTGGCGAGTGCATCGGCCACGGTGGACAGCGGGCGAGCCCCCAAAGCGTCGAGCTGTCCCTGCAGCGCCTGGCTGCGCTCGCTGCTGCGGACGCTGGCGGCGCGCTGGTCGCCAGCGCGGTGTGCGGCGCTGGCGAGGAACGCGGCGTGCCCGTAGACGACGACGACCAGGCACGACACCCAGAGGGCGCGGCCGACGATGCTGCGGCTGATCGCCGGGAGGACGTGGGCGCCTGCGGTGGCGGCCATGGCGAACGCCATCACCAGCGCGGTGTCGGTGGCGATGGCGCTTCGGTCTGCGGCGGCTGCTGCGGATGCTGCGATGCCGATCGCGCTGATCGACACAGCGGCGGCCAGCGCGGCGGGGCGGGTGCGGCGCGTCATGCTCATCAGATCCAGCCTTTTGCCAGCGCGACCAGGGCGCCGACGATCGCGGCGGCGCCGATGCGCACCGCCAGTTCGTGGCCGATCCACTCGGGCCACTGCATCGGCTGCTGGGGCTGCTGGTCGAACATCTGGCGGCGCAGGGCCACGCGGGCGCGGCGGTGGCGCTCGGCGCGGGCCTTGGCGGCTGCGGCGGGGGTCATGTCGGCGCCGATGTGGTCCAGCGCCTTGTCGGGGATGGCGCACTCGCAGCCCATGGCGATGTCGGCGGAGCGGTGGGAGTCCAGCAGGATGATCTCGGCGCTGCGGCCTCGGGAGGCGCGGGTGTCGGCGGCGGTGCTGACGTTGTCGAGCTTGCGGGCGAGGGCGCTCATGTCGTCACCTTGCTGGTCTTGGTGGTGTAGATCGCGGGTTCGAGGTCGGCGGGCTGGTCGCTGCCGCCGCAGCCGGTGAGGGCGAACAGGGCGGCGACTGCCAGGGTGCAGATAGCTGCATTGGTCCATGGGGAGCGCAGCACCGCGCCGATGAACGCTGCCAGCTCGGCGTCGGTCTGCAAGCGGGCTTCGTCCTCGACCTGCAGGCGGGTGGGCGTGGGCAGTTCGCTGAGGGTGGAGAAGTTGCTTTCGAGCATGTCGGCGCCGGTGTCGGCGTAGCCACCGCAGACGCCTGCGAACACGCTTTTTTGGGTTGCGTCCGACTTCGCTTTCGCGATGACGCCACGGGCTGCGGTTTGCGCCGTCAGTGCGTGCAAGTCGCGGAGTTGCTCCAGGCTGAGCTGTTGCAGCAAGTGCTGGTGCGCCTCCACATCGGTCATCTGCAGACCGGTCTGCAGATATGCCGCTACCTGACTGTTCGTCAGTGCCCGGAAATCCAGTGCGCTGGATGTGCGCATGCTGTTCATCGTTGCCATGTCAATCCCCTGCGCTGTCGCCCGATCCAGCCGTGGTGCGGTGCTCAGTGCATGCCGTTATTGGACATCTTTGTCCAATTAAGTGCAAGACATCTTTGTCCATGTCGCCTAAAAAATTCCACTTGTTACGAAACCCAACTGATACCCCCCTTAGGGGGGATGTCCAGAGAGTGGGTAAAAATGTGGAATATGCACATGAACACGACACACATCGAACGCCTGCAGGCGCTGGTGATCGGGCATCTGGTGAGCTGTGTAGGCGAGCGCGGGCGGATGGATGCCGCACAGATGCTCAGGGACGCGGCATGTCAGGTGGATGGCCTGGAGGATGCAGAAGATGAGGAATTGGCCGGATGGCTGGCTGTGATGCTCAGGCGGCTGGAGGGGTAGGGGCAGAAAAAAGCCCGCTCGGGGCGGGCTGGTGTGCCTGTGGCTTGTCGGTCAGTGGCCGCCAAGCTCGCGGTATGCGGCAACCACGCTTTTGATGGCCTTGATCTCGTTCGGGGTCAGGTCTCTGTCTTCAGTGCCGTTCAGCCCATGCAGGCGGATCGCTCCATTCCCAGCGTCGGCAATCACGGTAATGGCGGAGGCGGCTGAACCAGAGATTGGGACATCGATCGATTCGATCATCTTGCCCGCTTCGGTGGTGACCTGGATCGTCCCGGGGACATTCGCTTTCGATTTGCCGTCTGCGATCGTGATGCTTTGTAGCCCCAGCATGTCGGGCCGGCCTGCGCGCTTGACAGTCAAGCGGAGCCATGGGGCTGCGCCGGAGTCGCCAATGTAGATCGCCAGCCGATCGCCCGTGCTGTACTGGATGTCTGAGGTGTACCAGTCCACGCTGTCGATCTTGTTGCGCTCCATCCTCAGTGCTGCCAGTGCTGCGCCTGGCTGTCGGGCGGCTTTGGCCTTCTTTTCCGCTTCGTCTTGCGCCTTGAGGATCGCCTCGATACGGGCTACTGATTCTGCGGCGGCCTCTGCGCGCTGCTTTTCCTCCCGCGCCTGCAGCAGATGAGGGTAGCCGACCGCACTGGCTGCGATCAGCGCGACTACTCCTGGTAGTACATATGTCAGCTTCATTTCTGCCCCGAATCGTATTTGAGGGGCGGGACTATAGCCGGTGTGCGTGCTACTCGGGTGCCCTGCTGAACATCGTTTTGAGTCGATCCAGCATGACCCGCTCTTGCTCCGTGATGAGCGTGGGAGCTGGGTGCGCTGGGTCAAAGTCATCCAGCAAGAGCTGCCATGCCTTGACGCCGAGAGCTGTGGCTACTTCCTGTAGCTTGTCGATCGTGACGCTGTGCTCTCCCTTCGTCATCCTGTCGATCAGTTTCACGTCGAGCCCTTTCCGCATCGACCAGGCGCGGACAGATCGGCGTTCACCCGGCAACGTGTCGCTGTTGATCAGCGCGTTTAAATTGGCGGCTAGTGTCTCACGAGGGTGTTTTCCGTCCATAGATGTGATGTTGTCACCCTCGTTTGTCATGGATGTCTAGTGTTCGCTTGCCAAGTTGGACAAATTTGTCCAATAATCGCGCATGGAAGCAGCCAACCTCATCGACCGCCTGAAAAGTGTCAGCGCGCCCCGCCTTGCGGCGGCGTCTGGCGTGTCGGTCAAGACGATCTACAGGATTCGACTCGGTGAAACCTCGCCGACGATGAGGACCGTCGATCAGCTCATGAGGCACATCGACAGCGTTTCCAGCTCATCGGCGCAACTGTCGAAAACTTGAGCTGGAGAAGCAGCATTCTTTCCACTGAATTCAATGAGGCCCTGACCGCATCTCCAGTCGTGGAGGTTCCGGGCAGAACTCCTGCGGCGCAGGACCTCACCCCAATGCACCCCGCACTGGTTGTCTCCTGCGCGTTGTCGAACGCGCTTTCAGGCCGGCCGTCCAGCGATGGATGGCCGGCCCTTTTTATGTCCCGCATCCGGGACTGGGAGCGACAGCACGGTGGAAGGCCACTTCTGCAAGGCGAGATGACGCCCAGCGGACTGGTGCGCCTGTGAGCCACGGGCACACCGAGCTGCAGCGATGAAGACGCCACAGCAGCGACGGGCCGTAGAGCCTGTCCTGCTGGCGTCCTGATCGGCACCAGCCGTAGAGCGAGATCGACAAACAAGCGCAGGACGACACATGGGCAACGACACCCACGGGGCACGACCCCGAAGAGAATTACCGCCGGTGACGGTGGATCTGGTCCAGCAGGCGCTGAGCTTCATCAGCCCGGACTGCGGGCACGACGAACGTGCCAAGCTGGCCGGCTCGATCTACTCCGAGCTGGGCGAGTCCGGCAAGGATGCCTGGATGGACTGGGCGGGCGCACGATCGGCCCCCAGCCTCCAGGAAGACCGCGACACTTGGAAGAGCGCCAAGCGGTTCACCCGCGTCAAGATCGGCACGCTGTTCGGCCGTGCCAAGGACAGCGGGTTCCGTTTCCCCGAGATCGACCAGGCGGCACCGCAGCCCGACGCCGCGCTGCTGGCTGCTGAGCGTGCCAAGCGCGAAGCCAAGGCCGCAGCGACGGAAGCCGAGTACAGCGCCCGCGCTGACCAGGCTGCACGCGATGCCCGGACGATGTGGGCCGATGCCGTGCCTGCCACGTTCGAGGGCGCGGGCTACCTGCTGCGCAAGGGCGTGTCCCCGCATGGGGTGCGGATGCTGGACGATGGCACGCTGCTGGTGCCGATGATCGACATCGAGGGCACGTTGCAGAACCTGCAGCGCATCGCCCCGCGCAAGCCTGAGGGCGACAAGCCGGAAAAGCGGATCCTGCCGGGCGCGCGCAAGTCGGGGCTGTTCCATCTCGTCGGCGCTGAGCTGGATGAGGTCGAGGGGCTGGAGGTGCTGCTGGCCGCCGAAGGCTACGCCACCGCCGCCAGCATCCACGAGGCCACGGGCCGGTCGGTGCTGGTGTGCATGGATGCGGGCAACATGGTCAACGTCATCAAGCTGGCCCGGGCGCGGTGGCCGCTGCTGCCGCTGCTGGTCTGCGCCGATGACGACCGCGAGACCGAGGGGCGCACGGGAAAGAACGCGGGCAAGGCTGCCGCGCTGTCCTGCGTGCGGGCGGCCGACTCGGACGCGGCGCCGTGCGGCATGGTGCTGCCGGTGGGCCTGCCGGATGGGGGCACGGACTTCAATGACCTGATGGTCGCGCATGGTCACGATTCAGTGGCTCAGGTGATCGGGGATGCGGTGGCGCATCTGCTCGATGTGAGCGGGGAGCAGCAGCGCCAGGACGCCAGCGACGAGCCGCCGCCGTGGATGGACGATGTGCCTGCAGGCGACGACGCCGAAGCCGCCGCGCCCGCACAGGGGGGAGGGGGTACGGTCGTCGAGGTGGACTTTGCCGCCAAGGGCAAGGCCAAAGCGAAGAAGTCTCCCGAGAAGAAGTCCGACGATTTCTGGGCGCTGATCGATGGTCTGGCTGAACGGTACTCGCTGATCTACGGGACGGACCAGTGCTGGGACCACACCAAGCGGGTGCTGATCAAGATCGCGCACATGCGGCTGGCGCACGGGTCGGACCCGATCAAGTTCTGGCTGGCGCGGCCGTCACGTCGGATGGTGGACCTGGCTGATCTGGTGTTCGAGCCGGGGCAGGAGGTGCCAGCGCACCAGATCAACATGTTCGGCGGGTTGGCCCTGCGTCCTGTGCCGTGCGATGCGAAGGCCGTGGCGCCGATGCTGGCCCTGATCCGGCACCTGTGCTCGGGGTCTGGCGAGTCGGCTGATGATGTGGACGCGGTGATGCACTGGGTGATGTGCTGGATGGCACTGCCGCTGCAGCAGCTCGGCACCAAGATGCAGACCGCACTGGTTTTCCACGGTGCGCAGGGAACGGGAAAGAACCTGTTCTTCGATGTGTGGCGCGACCTGTACGGGGACCACGGAATCACGGTCGGCCAGACCGAGATCGAGGACAAATTTAACGGGTGGATCTCGCGCAAGCTGGCGATCGTGGCCGATGAGGTTGTGAGCCGTCAGGAGATGTACCACAAGAAAAACACGCTGAAGAGCGTGGTCACGCAGGAAAAGAAGTTCCCGATCCGCGGGATGCAGATGGAAACGCGGTGGGAGTCGAACCACGCGAATGTGGTGTTCCTGTCGAACGAGTCGATGCCGCTGGCCCTGGAAGAGCGGGACCGGCGGTATGCGGTGGTCTACACGCCGCTCGAAGCGGATGAAGCGCTGTACATCGCGGTGCGGGACTTCCTGGCGGCCGGTGGCCGTGAGAAGTGGCTGCACTACCTGCAGACCTACGCGATCGGCGAGTTCAACGCGCACACCAAGCCGTTGATGACGCGGGCGAAAGAGCGGCTGATCGAGTTGAACTGGAAGTCGTCGGAGCGGTTCGCGCATGAGTGGCTGAATGGGTTCCTGCCCCTCCCTGTGCGGGTCTGCTCGGCAGGCCAGTTGTACCGAGCGTTTCGGCGCTGGGCAGACCAGACGGGCGAGAAGTGGCCACCAGCGCAGCCGCTGTTCACGGGGCAGGTCGAGCGGTGGATCAACGAGCGTGTGGGGTGGGATGCCTCAGGGCGTCGTGAGCAGCCTGTGCTGGTCTACAAGGTCGTGGCCCTCAAGGATGCAGTGGGCAACCGCAAGAGCGTGCGGTGCTGGCTGCCGACGGGGGCTGGTCCTGCTGAGGGCGTGACCGAGGGCGAGTGGGCTGCCGCGTCCGTCGATGCGTTCGATGCCGATGTGGACCGCTTCTGCCGTCGCCCTGGCTCGGATGTGGAGGGCGTGGAATGACCTGTTACGCCGGAATTACGCGGCTGTTACGCGGGCATTACGCGCTAAGTGGTTGTCGTTACTCGTGTTTCGCCGTTACGCGGGACTTCCTCGTGTGTGTGCGTGTGCAGGCGTGGGCGCGTGCGCACATGGGCACATGGTCGTCAGCAGTCATTCATTCCAGTCCGTCACGAAACCACCTCGTAACAGCGAAATACAAGTAACGACAACAACTTAGCGCGTAACACCCCGCGTAACTCGCGTAATTCACACCCCACCCACCCATTCAGAAAAGAGAGAGAGAAGAGAGATGGAGAACGGAAACGCAAAAAAGAAGCTGAGCTGGTCCTGGCTGCCGGACTTCATGCCGAAGGTGGCCGGGCTGATCCAGGAGCGCCGCCAGCAGGATGGCGCCGAGTGGGTAGCGCACTGCTGGCGTGAGTCGGTCGGGCAGGGTAAGCCGGGCTTCTTCTGGGCCGCCGAGGGCGCTGTCGCCATCGGCGTGCCGGTGGATGCGCAGATCGTGGTGATGCACCACCAGCTCGCTGGCAAGGCCCCTGGCACAGCAACCATGGACATGGCGCGCAAGCCGGAAGGGTGGGCGGCATGAAGGTCGAACTGAAGGGCCTGGAAGGGCTGGGGGTGCTGTCGGGGCTGAGCGAGCGGCGCATGGCCTCGGCGCTGGCTACCGCGATGACGCGCACAGCGGTGGAGGTGCGGGACGCTGAGCTGGTCGAGCTGCAGCGTGCGATCGACAGGCCGACGCCGTACACGCTGCGCTCGCTGTACGTGCGTGGTGCCACAGCACAGCGACAGTATGCCGAGGTCTGGTTCAAGGACACGACAACCGGGAGCGGGATTGCTGCAACGAACTACCTCGGGCCGCAGGTGGATGGCGGTAGCCGCAAGCACAAGCGCCTTGAGGCGTCGCTGCGGGCTGCTGGGCACCTGCCTGCGGGGTGGCTGGTCGTGCCTGGTGCAGGGTGTCGGATCGATGCTTATGGCAACGCGGACCGAGGGCAGGTGATGCAAGTGCTGTCGCAACTGCGGGTGCAGCTTGTGAGCGGGTTCGATCGCTCGATGAGCCGGGATGCGCGGAAGCAGATCAATGCGCAGCGCAAGGCGGGGGGGCGGTTCTTCGTGATCCCGCCGGGCGGCAAGGCGCGGGGAGGGGTGTATCAGCGCGAGCTGATGGGGCGCACGGTCACGCCGGTGTTCATCTTCGTGCGCTCGGCTACGTACCGGGCGCGGTTCGACTTTGATGGTGTGGCACAGCGGACGATCGACCGCGTAGTGGACGGGCACATCACGAGGGCGGTGATGGAGCAGGTCGAGCGGTCGATGCGGACCGGCACGCAGGGGGCGCTGTGGTGATGGGCGTGGCGGATTTGCGGGTCCTTCCTGGAGCCCTGACCGCGGGTAATTCGACCCCCGGTGATTCAGCGTTCACCAAGTTCCCCGTGGGGGTTATGCCATGCTGATAGACACTGACAAGCCCATCAGCCAGACCGCCTTCGGCCTCGCTGTCGGCATCAGCCAGCCCGCCGTGAGCGCCATGCTCTCCGATGGCATCCTGCCCGATGCTGGCACCGCCTGCGATTGGCTCCTCGCGTACTGCGCCCGCCTGCGCGACATCGCCTCAGGCCGCGACATGACCGGCGAGCTGACCGCCGCCCGCATCCGCAAGACGACCGAAGAAGCCGACGCCGTCGCCCTGTCCAACGCCATCAAGCGCGGCGAGTATGCCCCCATCGCTGCACTGGAAGATGTCCTCTCTTTAGCCAGCGTCGCCGTGGTCGCTCGCTTCGAGCAGCTCGATGGACTGATCGCCCAGGCAGCCCCCGATCTGCCGGACGCTGCCCGCCAGGCCGTGCTGCACACGCTCAACGGGGCCCGGAACGAATGGGTCCGCATGACAGCATCGCTTGACCTGGTCAGCGCCGCCGACGAAACCGACGCATGACCACGAACATCCAGCCCGAGACCCTCGCCGCGCTGCGCCTGGCACTCCAGCGCGGCATGGCCCCGTTCCGGGCTGACCCACGCATGCCGCTGAGCGTCTGGGCTGAGCGGCATTTCATGCTCGACCGCGACAGCTCGCAGCAGGCTGGCGGCTGGTCTTGCTGGCCTTTCCAGGTTGCGCTGATGGACTGGATGAGCGACGACCGCATCGTGCGCGTCATCATCCGCAAGTCCAAGCGCGTCGGCTACACCAAGATCCTGACGGCCCTGCTGTGCTACGTCGTCGCCCACCTGCGGCGCAACGCGGCGCTCTGGCAGCCGACGGATGACGACCGCGATTCGTTCGTCCGCACCGAGCTGGACCCCGTCACCTCCGGCGTCCGCATCGTGCGTGACCAGCGCCGTGGCACCGGTGCCGATGACACGCTCAAGCTCAAGCGGTTCCGGGCCGCCGTGCTGCACCTCCTCGGCGGCAAAGCCGCCCGCGCCTACCGCCGAATCACCGTCGCCCTCGCCATCCTGGACGAGTGGTCCGCCTTCGACCAGTCGATCGAAGGCCAAGGCGACCCCGGCTCCCTTGCCTTCGGCCGCCTCGAAGGTGCTCCATTTCCCAAGTTCGTCGGCGGATCCACCCCCGGCACCCGTGGCGCCTGCCATGTCACCCTCGCGGCCGACCAGGCAGACGTGGACATGCGCTACCACATCGACTGCCCCCACTGCGGCGTCGAGCACCCGCTCACCACCGGCATCGACCCCAAGACCGGAAGCCGCACCCGCCACGGCCTGCAGTGGACCCCCGGCCAGCCCGCCACCGCTGTCCACATCTGCCCTCACTGCCTGCAGCCCATGACCCGCGCCCAGTACCTCGCCGGCGGCCAGCCGATGGCGGGCGAATGGGTCTGCATCCGCACCGGCCTGCGCTACACCACCGACCGCCGCTGGCTCGATGCCGCTGGCCAGGAGACCCGCCCGCCGCGCAACGTCGCTGCACAAATCTGGTCCGCCTACTCCCCCCAGCGCGACTGGACCAGCATCGCCGAGGACCACGAGAAAGCCGACGCCGCCGAACAGGCCGGCGACAGCTCGCTGATGATCACCCTCGTCAACGAGACCTATGGCGAGCCCTACGAAGTCCGAGGCCAGCGCCGAGACGACCACGCCCTGTCCAGCCAGTCCGGCAAGCACGCCTTCGGCATCGTACCCATCGGCGCCCTCAAGCTCACCTCTGGCATCGACGTGCAGCAAGACCGCGTTGAAATCGGCGTCTGGGGCTGGGGTCGCGGCATGGAATCGTGGGTGATCGACCACCACATCATCGAAGGCAACCCCGCTGCGGATGACGCCATCTGGGATGCCGTCGGCACCTACCTCCTGCGCCGCTACCGCCAGGCGTGGCACGGTGGCACGCTGGGCATCGACTCCATCAGCATCGACTCGGGCTGGGCCACCCACGCCGTCTACGCTTTCGTGCGCGCCCAGGCCGGCACCCTGCCGATCCGCGCCATCAAGGGCAAGGACGAACCCAAAGCCCCGATCAAGATGGCCGCCACCGTCCAGGACATCAACTGGCGTGGCCAGAAGTGGATCGGCGGCATCAAGCTCTGGGGCGTCGGCACACAGTCGAGCGAGGATCTGCTGCATGGGCAGCTCGGGCTCGACAAGCCCGGCCCCGGCTACATCCACTACGCCGATAGCCTGCCGCAAGAGTGGTATGCCCAGCTCACGGGCAAGACCCGCGTTCCCACCCGCAGCAAGCACAGCATCGTGGAAAAGTGGATCCGCAGCCGCCCCCGCGTCGAAGTCCGCGACTGCCGCCGCTACGCCCACCACGCCGCCCTGTGCCTCGGCATCGACAGCTACACCGCCGCCCGCTGGACCGAGCTGGAGCACCAGGTGCAGCCGCCCCGCGACCTGTTCAGCGATCCGCCCACCACCGCGGAGCTGTTGGCAGAGGCACCAGCCACCACGCCGGCCCCTCTGCCTACCGCTGTGGCACCACCGCCACCGCAGGCGTCTGCGCCACCACTGCGCCGAGCCCGCCCCCGCCTGTTCGGCGGGTGATGACAGACCAGACCACCGATCGACCACCACACAACCATCATCGACCATGAGCGCCACCACCAAGCCAGGAAAAGCCGCCCCTGCGGCTGCCATCTCGCCGACGCCCGCCCTGGACCGCATCATCCAGCGCGATCCCGACATCGTGGACCGCATGTTTGACTACCTGCTGCAGCAGATGCCCGAGCTGGCTGGCCGCGCTGGTGAGTTGGCCAAGGCCGAGCGGGCGCTGCGTACTGAGTTCCGGGCCTCGCGTGGCCTGCATGTGCGCAGCCCGCGGGATGATGAGCGTGTCGAGATCCTGGAGCAGGTCCGGAACTACCCGATCGGCACCTCGAACGGTGCGATCGCTCGACAGCTCGGCGTATCCCGCGAGACCGTGCGCCGCGCACGTCTGTCGATCGCTGCACACGCCGCCCCGTGATTTGTGCAGCCAGCCCGTGAACCATCGCGGGCATGGCCTACACCCCTGACGACCTCGACCGCATAGACCGCGCCATCGCCTCCGGCGAGCTGTCGATCTACGACGGCCACACGCGGGTCGAGTACAAGAGCACCGGCGAGCTGATCGCCGCGCGTGATGTGATCCGCGCCGATCTGGCCGCCCAGGCACGCGGTGCAACGGCTGTTTCTGCTGCTGCTGGCGGTGTCTGGACGTTCTGCCGCGCGGGGAGCCGCGTGTGATGGCTGCCCCGAACATCCTGGACCGGCTGATCGCCTACGTCTCGCCCACTGCCGGCCTGCGCCGCGCCCAGACGCGCGCCTTCATGGCCGCGAACCCCCGCAACGCCCCGCGTCCACGCGGTGCGGGTGCCTCGGCCAATGCTGATGTGCAGATGGGCGCCCGCGCCCTGCGTGAGCACGCCCGCCACCTGCGCGACAACGTCGGCTACATCGGCGCTGGCCTGGGCGAGCGCGTGGACTCGGCAATCGGGACCGGCGTGGTCCGCAAGTGGTCTGGCCCGCACGCCGACAAGCTTGCCAAGTTGCACAAGGCATGGTCTGCCCAGTGCGACGCCGCCGGAAAGCTCAACCTGGGCGGCGTCGAGGCGCTGGCCATGTATACGATGGAGTGCGACGGCACTGCGTTGATTCGCATCCGTCCACGCCGCGCGGATGATGGACTTGCGGTGCCGGTCCAGCTCCAGATGCTCGAATCCGACTGGGTTGACACCAGCCAAACTGCTGCCAGCGCCACGGGCAACACCGTCATCAACGGGGTCGAGTACGACTCGCTCGGGCGGCGTGTCGGCTGGTGGCTCTACGACCAGCACCCCGGCGATGCGGGCCTGACCGGCTCGCTCACCAGCCGCACCACCAGCACGCTGGTGCCGGCCGGGTCGATCATCGATCTGTACGACGTGACCCGGCCCGGACAAGGTGCAGGCGTTTCGCGGATGAAGTCTGCCATCCTGCTGATCCGTGACCTGGAGCTTTATCGTGAAGCCGAGGCCCGCCGCAAGGACACCGAAGCCAGAATCGGCATCGTCGCATCCGGCGATGTCCAGGCGATGGCCGGCCCATCTACCGGGAAGGATGCGGCCGTGTCGGCGCTGTCGCTGGGCGAGATCCCTTCAGGCGGCATCCTGCAAGTCGCCCCGGGCCTGAATCTCACCAGCGTAGCGCCGACTGCAATGCCGGGCTACGTGGACACGATCAAGTACGAGATCAAGCTGATCTGTGCCGCGATCGGTTGCACCTACGAGGGTGCGACGGGCGACATGAGCGAAGTCAACTTTTCGGCGAGCCGCATGCGTCGGATCAGCTTCCGGGCGTCGATCGAGCGCACCCAGTGGCTCACTCTCGTGCCGCAGCTCCTGCGCCCGCTAGACGAAGCGTTTGTGCGCTTCGCGAAGCTGGCCGGGGCGCTGCCGGTGTCGGCTGCGTGGGATGTCGAGTACACGTTTCCACGATGGCCGGCTGTCGATCAGCTCAAGGAAGTCAACGCCGACTTGCAAGAGATCGCGGGCGGGATGTCCAGCATCAGCGCCAAGATCCGCGAGCGTGGAAACGACCCGGACCTCGTGTTTGCCGAGCGTGCGGCCGACTTCAAGCGGCTTGAATCCGCCGGGCTGATGCCGCTGATGCTCGCGCTGCTCAAGGGCCTGCCGATGCCTAACCCAGGCCAAGACCAGGCAGCCAGCAAGACCTGAACACCCGGATCACCCCTATGCCATTACTTTCTGACTCTGCCCCGCTGTCACTGCCTCTGCGCGCGACTGATCGACTGTTTGTCGAACGGGAAGGCCGCGCGCCTTACGAAGTCTCTCTCGCCGCTGTGATCGATCTTGTCGCCGCTGAAATCATCAGTCGCACAACGCAAGTCATCCCAGTCGGCGCCATCCTTTTCCCCCGCGGGTATCTGTCCACAGATCGCGGTCCCATCGTTTTTGCCTGATTGATCGAGTACGACATGACGATTTTTGTACAAACCCCGAGTGGCGCAGTCGGCATGGCCGAGGCCGAAAAGCAGGAATTGCGGGTAGCAATCGGTGCTGCCGCCGAGAGCCACACGCACCCGGTTGCCGCGCACACGCACACCGCGACCGATGTCGGCGCTGCCCCTGCCGCGCACACGCACACCGCGACCGATGTCGGCGCTGCCCCTGCCGCGCACACGCACACCG